CGCCGCGTGGAGTTGCATCAAGGCACCGGCATCCCCAGCGTTAAGGGCAGCATAGAATCTTTGCCCCGCCGCCTTCACGTCATCCACATCATCCGCCATGGCGACGCCTGTCAGGAACATGCCAACTACAAATAGTGTAGTTAATGCTTTCATCTCGTACCTCCCCCTTTAGTGAGAAGGGTCGAAGAGTATGGATTGAATGCTCTCTGCCCCCCTCGGTGTGTGTTTGTTACAGATGTTACGCCTTCAGGAGTTGGGAGGCAACCGTCGGCAACACCTGCGATAATCAGGCATGGACCCCTGGCGAAAAGAAACCCTCAACCTCCAGGTCGGCGACTTCATCATCTGGCAGGATGAAGCCATCGAGGTCGAAGGCCGGCCCGCGCTGTTGTCGAACCTGGCATGAAGGGTGAGGTCATCTCGCTGCATGACGGCTTTCACCTGGATGTCGCCGAGGTCGCACCCATCCCGCCCAAGGCCAGAGTGCAGTTCGAGAGTGGGATGCGGTTGATGGTGGATGAGCGGATGAAGTGGGAGCGGGTTGCTGACGCGGGTTAGTCAAGGGTCTATCATCTTGCCGAATGGAGCAACCCTGAGATAGCATAAGCTTGGCCATCAAGGGCCTGACGCATAAATCCCTATGCCGATGATGAAAGGATTGCTTTCCTGGGCTGGCTCTGAGTCGATTCGAGGAAGGTAAATACGCTTATGGCTACCGACAAGAAAAAGAAAATGGCAAAGAAGGCCCCCAAGGTCCAAAGAGAGAACGTCTTCCAAGATGGACCGCACCTCGTGACCGCAATCATTTGCGAGAAGGTTCTCGAAGAGAAGAATGGAGTTAAGACTGCTGTCCGGATCGTTGATCGGTTTACTCGCACAGTTACGAGTTCTGGTCCTGATCCTGACACGATCCCACCAATGACCAGGCAGTTGAATCTGCTTGTCAGATTTAAGAAGGGCGAGTCGGGGAGTAAACACGACCTGAAGCTGGACATGATTAATCCTGATAGCAACAGTACGGGTACTCTGTCTCAGACCCTCGTCTTTGAGGGAGGCCCAGACAGAGGCATTGATATGGTCTTACCTCTTGATGTGCAGTTTGATCGAGATGGAATCTACTGGATAGATGTGTATCTTGACGAGATTAGAGTGACGAGGATTCCTATGAGAGTAATCTTCATCTTCCAAAGACAGCAGACGGGAGGGGCAAATCCAACACCTGTAAATTGAAGGCAACTTTCTGTCCAATGGTCACACCCTCACTATCATTGATGAGGGCAGACTCACCACTTGAGCCCAACCACGGTTTAACTAGCGTCTCGGACTCACGAACTAGTGCATCGATTGACCGCATGAACTCCTCTTCATCAACGACGCCATCGTTAAGTTCCATCAGCGAAATGTTGGCCTCATCCATCCAGCGGACAGTCTTCTCATCGCTAGTATCCAGGGCCTCCTGCAAATGTGAGAACACCCAATCTTTCAACCCATTAACAGCGATCGAGCCAGATAGGAAGCGGTTAAATTCTTTGATCACCTGTCTTGAGTTCATGGCTTTCTCCTGATGCGGACTAAGACTGTTTCTAAACCCATTATACGTAAAAGTTTCAACGAGGGTCCATTACCTCGCCTAATAAAAGAGGGGAAGCTGGTCAAGAAGATGCTTCGTGACCGCGAAATCAAATCCCCAGCACCATACCAAGGCCCGAAAGGCACCCGGACTCAATACATACGATATACAGACTCAAACCGCAAGATAATGGTTGAATTTCACCAATACCTTCGACCCGACGGAACACTCGGAGCAGGGGGCAAACCAGATCCGAAAAAGTTGAAGGTTGGCAATACATTATGGGTGGTATGGGACCATTATTGATCATGATGCCCTCCGAAACGTCTTGATCGCCTGGCGGGCCAGCTTCACGATCTGGATGTTGGCGTTATCAATGCGCCGTCGCTTCTCTTGGGGGTTCAGGGCTTCCGGTGCTGTGAAGATACGCCGCACCAGTTCATAATCATAGGTGCGCTCGACATGAATCTGGCAATGATCGTTTACCATCCCATCCAATCTCCGCCCTCCCCTGGTTTATATTGGGAGTACGGCCACTCATACTCCTCCTCTTTTGGGTGGTCACCCTTGAGTGCCACGGGCATGGCAAAGGTCAGAGCCAGGGCGTCCCCGTCGTCAGGGCTGGCCAGTCCTCGTTTCTTCATCTGTTCCTTGGACTCAAGCAACACCCTGTCTTTCTTGTCATGGGCGTATCCAGGACCAACCAGGTCAATCTCCAACTCGGGGCTGTCGTCAATGGCCCCACGTTTGAGCCAGTTCCGCAGCTCGGCCCACATCCACACCCTCATGTTGGCGTAGTGCATGGGATCTGGACAGGACCACCCGAACTGGATCTCTTCTACGTTGTAGCCAAGCTGGAGAAGGCGGTCGATGATCGGCCCACCAATGCCCGTGCCGTCAATAAAAACCGCCTCAGGCTTATACTCGTCAAGAACGTCAACGATTCTCGCGATCAGGATGGTGGTGTTCCTGGTCTCTGAACCGAGTAGTTTGATTGGTGGAATACTCTTCGCGTCAAGGCCACGCCTAAAACGGATGACGTTGTTGTCGTCGCCTCCTCGGGCCACGTCGATCCCAACAATAAGAGGGTCATCATCAAGCGCCTGGGCTTCTCGTTGTTGGGCTGCATACACCAAATCAGTCCCTATGAACTGAAGGTCGGATGCACTTGGTGGTAAGCCTCGGACCCGAACCCGGAAGAAGTCGCTATCTTCTCCGTAGTCGGTCTCCCACTCTGCGATCTGTTCTTTGTTGGGAAGGGCACAATCTCGGGAGTCAATAGCGTCATGGTCCCAACGGGGCCTCTCAGATCCAAACGTCACCCGCTGGAACTTGCCGGTTGATCGGGTGGCATTGCCGAACAGGTAGATATGCGGCTCCCCGTCAGTCAGCCCACCTTCGCTAACTTCAAAGATTTTGTCTGGTATAGCACTGGACTCATCGAAAATGTAGAAACTCGTTGACGTTGCAGCGTGCTGGCCAGCGAAGGCTTCGCTGTTCTCTTCACGACAACTCTGAGAGGCACAGAACCAGGTCTCTTTATGGTCGTTGTGGTATAGCATTTCTCCTGTGAGAGTGAACCAGTGAGAGTTGATGGACATCTTTGTCCATTTACCGAGTGCCCCCCAGGTCTTGGTCTTGAGCTGTAGGTAAGTGTTGGCTGTTATCGTTCCTTGAGCGTTGGGCCGGGTGCTCATAATCCAATTCACCAACCAGGCCGCTATCGTACTCTTGCCGATGCCGTGACCAGATGAACGGGCGAAGCGTATGGGCTTGACAGGGGTAGACCCGTCAAACTTACGCTCTTTGACCTGTTCGCCAACCCGATTCAACAGCTCCCGCTGCCAGTCATCAGGGCCATTGAACAACTTCAACTCACCCGGTTCCCCCCAAGGGTAGGCAAAGAGGACGAAGCCCAAGGGATCCGCGTAGTATTTCGCTATCTCGTCAACAAGGTTTCCTTCAGCCCTTTGATGCTCAGCTAGACTTGGCAACTCTATCTCTCCCGGCCCTGAGGCGTTCCATGATGTCGATATTTCCCGAAACTTCCAGTACCTGTCGATCAGACCAACCGAAATTCTTCAATGCGAAAATCGCTCCGGCTGGAGTCCTGGTCATTGTTAATAGTTCTTCAAGGTAGAGTTCCACCCGACTTTTCGCCCGCGTGATGACAGCCGCCAGCTCATCTTCACGCTCTGCCCACTGACACAGAACTTTGCGACTCGTATCCAACGCCAGAGACAGGCCCGTTATGGTCGGGGGTCTATCGCTTTTCTCGATCTCAGAAAAGTATCGGTCGATAATCTTCTGGGCTTGGGAGGCCGTGTATTTCCTGGGCCGCCCCATGGGCTTCTTTTTCGCGGCCTTCTTCTTCCTTGCCTTCTTCGCCACAGGTTTCTTCTTAGGCAACGGGCACCTCCACAAGTGCTGCCTTGGGTACAAAGAGCCTTTGACCGAAACGTCGAGCCGGGAGTTCTCCTGACTCGATCAGTTTGTATACCGAGTCGCGTCCCAAACCGAGGAAGTCGCGTACTTCATGCGGTGTCAAGAACTCGGGTAAGTCCTCTATTTTGGTTTGTCGGTTGATTACTGGATCATTCATTTTCTTCACTCCTTTTGGTTGTAAGCCAAATGAGAAGCTGCACAACAATTCTTGCGCATTGGTACAAATAAACTGGCGTTGAAAAAGTGCGGATCCGTCTGAGCGACGGCGCGGGCGCGGCGTTTAAGCACGCGGAGGTTCGCTGTGTTAGCGGCCTACATCCATATTATAGCATCCATTTGAATCCTGCGTAATACCGCTCGACTAGCTCTTACCCCAAATCGCCAAGCGTGCAAT